TGTAATGCCTGACGGGCCAGGTGATCTTGTACCTGCCGGCAATGCCCGTCGTATGCTCCATCAGCATCTGCTTGAGCTTGGCCTCTAGCCCAGGGTTCTCTTCCGTGCCGGTGATCAGCTCCTCCATCCGTTTGATCTCGGCCTTCAGGTGCAGGATGTTGTCCGCTAGGCGCTCTGCCTCCTCCGGCAGCGTGACCGGCGGCGCATCCTCATCTGCCTTGCCCCAGGTGCGCTGGGCATCCTCGGAGTCTTTAGGCGGGTAGTAGTCCACCGTCGCGGTGTCTTCCCATTTGTCTAGCTTGGCCTGGAACTCGCGCACATGGTAGGCAATAGCGTCCAGCGTTGGCTGGTGCGGCTTGAACAGATATATCCGCAGCTTAGTGCCGCGATACAGGGTGCAGACCGCCCCCCATTTGGCCTCTAGGATATCCATCTGTGCCTGCAACTGGATCGGACCCTGGTATAAAGGCGGGGCATCCTGGGGTTCGATGGCCGTAAGCTTGGCCTCCAGCACTCCCATGCCCTCAAGCGTGATCTCGTCGCCATCCATGACGTAGATGCCACTGTCCGGGTCATGCTTGATAACCTTGCCGGCGCCGTCTGCGGTGCCGTCCAGACTGCAAGCCAGCGGCAGAATCTTGTGCTGGAAGGCGGTGGTGTAGTCCAGGTCTAGGTTCTCCAGCCCCAGGCGCAGGCAGGCCTCGGTCAGAATGTGGCGCTCCATGACATTGCCCCAGTCTGCTGCCTCTGCCTTGAACTCCGGCGGTGGCTCGCCCTTCATGGCCCCGATTGCCCGCGTCAAGCAGTCATTGGGCGACTGCCACGGGCTCAGGCCCATCAGCGCTGGCAGCATGGATGCTGACGCCTGGTCATTTCTCGTTACTTTACCGACCATGTTCTCGCTCCTCAATTAAGTGGTATTTGGCAAACGTCTTGCCGTTCTCGGTGACTTTCTCAGTTACGATGTTGTGGCCCTGGGCGCGTAGGTCTCTGATCCTGGCGGCTAGACGCAGGCAACCGCAGCCCCGCAATGCCTGCATTGGCGTGATTGGCCCCCAATAAAGCGCCGACAGAATCCATTTTTCTTGCGTGATCATCCCAGCACCTGTTGACATTTCCCGCAGTATTTTTTGCGCGGTTTCCATCTCACGGTGGCCGCGCAATTCTTGCACTTCATCCATAACGCTCTCCCTCCCTTAAATTGAAAATGTGGCCTGCTCATGCCATCACCATAACTAAAATAACGTAGACCAGCAGGCTCACGACTGCGATGCCTATGCCGTCCCAGATAGCAGCTCTGCGGGCCTGCTTGATAAAGATCAGCTTTCGCCGTGGTTCTAAGTGCTTGTAATCACGCATCTGCATTTTCGACTCCTCTGAATCTCGTTGTGCCATGCTCAAACCCATCCTCGTCTGTCGTAAACCAGACGTGGACGTTCTCGCAGCGGTTCTGCTCAATCATGGCTGCGTGGTACTGGGCGGTGCAATCCTCGCAGAATCCTACCCGTGGGGCGGGCCGGTACTGCCTAGCGGCGTCTATCCAAAGCACATACTGCTCTTTGGTGCAGCACTTCGGGGTTGGCCCCGAGAAACTAGTTGGTATTCCCATTGTTTTTCTCCTTTAGTTTTTCTTCGATGGCAAACAACGCTTGCATCTGGCTTAGGCAGGCCTCGTCAATCTCATCCCGTTCCTCATCTGTCAGCCCAACCCATTCACGTCGATCTTTTACTGTTTCATCGACACGTTCTTGCGATATGTCGCTGGCGTGTACAGGTATTGTGTGATTAGGCTTTCCTCCCGCATACGTCTTAACCCAGGGCTTCTCTGCCTGCTCTATGGCTTGGCGTAGTGCCGTAGCTGCATTGTGTGTTTTGTAGGTATCGCCAGCGTCAAGTGTTTCCAACGCCTCCAGTGCCTGCTTCATTGCCTCTATGCTCATAGCCGCACCCCCATCACCATCGGCCTGCCGGTAAACAACACATATTCCGCATCCAGCGCGAGCGGTCTGCCCGTAGCGACAAACTTAACGTCGTAGTTATGACCGCGTGATACCTCTGGCTGAATCTTTTCTATCTGGTCGAGCCTCTGGAGTAGCCGCAGGCTTTTGTAGGTGCCAGACATACTAGACCCAATGTATTCCGCAATCTCTGTGGACTTCCGAGGTTTGCGGCAATAAGCCAGGATTTTGCTTTGCAGCTCACTTAACCTGGCTGGTAGACGTTCTCTGGTGGAGAGCAATAGCTCCCCACAGTGCGGGCATCTCTTCACTTTTTCTCCTTTTTTACTTTGGTTATTGGCTGCACCTGGCAATTGCCGTGCAGGGTGGTCCACTTCTTCCTGTTTTCGTTGTAGAGGAGGCCACCTAGCTTTGAAACCGTGTAGACCTCTCCCGTCCTGATCAAGATAAAACTATCGCCGGGTTTCATCATCTGACGCGTGTACCTCATGCCGCCCTCCTTGTATTCTTTCCCCAATCCACCGCATCACAGGCACTGCCATGCTATTGCCCAGCGCCTTGTAGCGTGGCCCGTCTGGTGTCTCTGTTTTGCCGCGCCAAGGGATAGCGGTGTAGTTGTCCGGGAACCCCTGTAGGCGCTCGCATTCGATTGGGGTTAGGCGGCGAACCGCCATGTGTTGTTGAACACCAGTCATGTAGTTCAGCGAATAACCACCCGAAGCCTTGGCTTGCATAGTGCCGCTGACGTCACCATCGTGGTAACGAAGGTTTCTAAAATCAATCGGCTGCGCCATCGGAATGTAGGTCTCATGCTCTGTGGCCGCATTGCCTGGTCTTGAAATGCCTGCGGTTGATGAGAGCAGGGTAGACATTACATCTGGTATGCCGACTGGCATTAGGGTATGCGCGACAAAAGTATCTACGCTGACATCCATGCGCCCTGATGCGGTCTTGCAGGCGTTCAAGGCTCTTGCGAGTTCACCACCTGGGCCAAGGCCGAGTGGAGTGCCGGCGGCAGTTGCTTGCCCCTTCTCTCTGCTCGGCGCAGTATCCCGGCGCAGGCTTTGGCGCTCAAAAAGAACCGCTGCGGCAGGTCGCCAGTCTCCAAGACATCCGACAACGAACACACGTCTGCGTCGCTGGGCCACTCCGAACCATTGAGCGTCCAGCACTCTGTAGGCGAACCCATACCCGAGTTGAGCCACCGCCCCGAGGAAGGAACCAAAGTCCCGTCCGCCTGCACTTGACAAGACACCTGGGACATTTTCCCAGACGAACCATTTTGGTCGAAAGTGGTCAAGAATTCCGCAATAGACGAGTGCCAGGTTTCCGCGTGGGTCTTCCAGTCCTTTTCGCAGTCCGGCGACTGAGAATGACTGGCAAGGGGTTCCTCCCACAAGCAAATCTAGGTGTTCAATGTTCCACTCCTTATATTTGGTCATGTCCCCAAGGTTGGGAACTGTTGGGTAGTGATGAGCCAGCACCGCAGAAGGGAATGGCTCAATCTCGCTAAAACCTACTGGCTGCCAGCCAAGGCCGTGCCACGCCACCGTGGCCGCCTCAATGCCGGAGCAGACAGAAAGATACCTCATGCTGCCCGCCTCAGAATCTCACAGACCTGGCCATGCCCCCAGACCGACTGCCCGGTGGCCGTCTGGATACCGCGCAGGGTGAGCTGCTGGGCAATGGCACGACTGGTTTTATGGCCGGCTGCCTGGATTGACACAATGATGGGCATAACCCGGGAGTCAAAGGCAGCAGCAGAGGCCTTTTTAGCCTCTCCAGCGGCCTTGGCGCCGTTTCCCGGTACTGGGCTACCCAGACGAGCGCCACGGGCCTTCTTGGCCTTCAGAGCGGCAGTGGTGCGTTGGGAGATAATCCGGCGCTCAAACTCGGCAAAGCTGGCCATCATTGTCAGCATCAGGCGGCCGGTGGGTGAGGCAGGGTCAATCTCAGGCAGGTCGATAAAGCGGACATTGATGCCGCTGTCAACGATTGACAGAATCATCTGCACGTCGCGGGCCAAACGGTCAAGCTTGGCGACCACCAGGGTAGCCTTGTGCTGCTTGCAGGCGGCTAAGGCCTTGGCAAGCTCTGGACGGGTGGCGCAGGAACCTGACTCTACCTCGGTAAAGGTGAGGTCAGGGGCGGTCTTTAGGAAGGCCTGCACGGCCTCCTGCTGGGCTTCTAAGCCAAGGCCAGACTGGCCCTGCTTGTCGGTACTGACGCGGTAGTAAGCGATGAACATTGATCTCTCCTGGGAGTAGTGAATGGAACAACTCTGATTCTAGAGATATCTCTGCCCCTGTCAAGGGGGGTAAGCATCAGACTTTCTTACCTGTTGCAATCGGATAGGTAAGTGAGATATCTTATGTTGTATGGATGAGACACCTTACAAGGGTTTTTACATACGGTTGCGGCCAGAGGCGCGCAAGCTTCTGGACCAGGCGCAGGAAGCCACGGGGAAAGCCAGGGTGGACATTATCCACGACTTGATCTACGAGAACTTGGTGCGGTTCCAGAGCCTTGAGGAGCGCCTAGACAAGCTTATCGCGGGCAGGCAGGTATGAACGGGCGGGGAGCTAGGTCCAAGGGCGCCAGGGGCGAGAACGAGCTGGCGCAGATGATGTCGGATGAGCTGGGGTTTATCGTCAAGAGGAAGCTTGGGCAGGCCAGGGATGGTGGCGATGACATCCAAATTGGGAAGTTCAGGATTGAGGTCAAGCGCAGGGAAGCATTGCGCCTGGATGACTGGTGCGAACAGATTGAGAAGGTCTGTGGGCCAACAGAGGTGCCAATTGTGGCGTACAGAAGGAATGGGCAGCCTTGGCGAGCAGTGGTGCCGATGGCATGGCTGATAGCCCAGATTCGGGAAGACTATGACAAATAAGCTTGAGAGGCAGGCCACCAAGGGCATGGAGAAGGTTCTAGGCCGTCGGTGGTGTAGTTTCTGTCAGTCAAGGAAGGAAACAGAGGGCGGTCGCTGGATCAATGGCAAACCAAGAAGATGGCAATGCAAGCAGTGTACTGACAGACGAAAGGCTTAGATGCTATGCCTGCAAAGAAGTTCACCCAAATGCTAGGTTGGTTAAGACGGAAGACGGCAGGCAGTTGGGGTTACAGTCAGAGGAATTCAGAAAGTATTGTGAGGCCAAGTGGGTTTTGGGTAAGTACAGATCGAAGCTCACCAGGCGCAAGTACTTGGCTAACGTCGAAACCACCAGGAATCAAAAAGCAGCGGTAGAGCTGCGAGAGGAAATGTTAAGGATATGGACGTATCGGAAGGAAAGGGCATCTCAGTCCCAGCAGCCCCAGACATCCAACAACTCCCGCACATAGACAAGCGTAAGTTCATCGTCATCCCATACCGGGCGGCCACAGATCCCAGAATCTGGCCAAGCACCATGCGAGCCCTTCAGATCGTCTGCAGCTATTGCAACAAGGCAGGAATCACCTGGGCATCACAGAAACGCATGGCGCAGGATCTAGGCATCACCCCACAGGCGTTCAATGCCAACGTCGTGCGTCTGAAGAAACTCGGCTACCTGAAGACAGAACACAAAGGATGGAGAGGCGAGCGGGCAGACACCATGCGAGTCATCTACGAACCCGGCCAGACCCTCGAAGACATCCTGGCAACCAACAACGATCCAGAACTAGCACCACCAGAATTACAACCCAGGCAACCATACTCAGAGGAGGATCTCGTGCCAGCACCAAAGAAAGTACAGGGCAGGAAAGGTATCAAGAAAACCTATCAACAGACGGAGAATGATAAAGGCAACCTAATTGAGCAATCACCGAGATTGACGCTGGAGGAAGGAACTAGGGTGTTTGGTGAAGTAGTCAATGAGGCCGAGCTGGGCCTGATCACGCTGGC